CCACGTCGCATTTTGCAAAATCGTTATGTCGTATTCAGCTGGATACAGCATGGGTCCGGCGGCAATAGCACCAGTTTAGGCGAGCCGTTCCCATCGCAACAATCCTTCGTTCCAGGTGTAGACGGCGCCGTCAGTTGGGTACGGTTTTGGTGCTTGCCACTGACAGGTTGTGGTGTTCAGACTCCAGCTCGGATAGGGCTGTAGTGCGATAAAGGCATCGAGGGTGGCGTCGTAGCGGTACCCAGCGCCAGCGTAATTTTTGCGGAAGGTGGCGTTGTAGCTGGTTTGCCGCCAGATTGTTTCGGCGCCGTATAGGGACTGACAAAACGCAATGCCAACGGCTTCTGATTCGTTGCCGTGTTCGTCAAGAATGTCGCTGTTGTTGATGACGATGACGCGCTGCACGATGTTGCTGGCGTCAAGCTGTGCGAAGTGTGCCATCAGGGTGTGGTGTAGCGGATGATCACAATGCCGGAACCGCCCGCCCCAGCTGAATTGACACTGCCTCCTCCTCCGCCACCTCTATTTACGGTTCCAGCCACGGCCGCCACAGATGGATATGTCCCTCCAGCGCCACCCCCACCAAATCCTCCATTTCCCCCTGATAAGCCATCAATAGTTGAACCACCTCCGCCGCCACCGTAAATAACAGAACTGCCGGAAATAGAACTAGACAAACCGTCTCCACCGCCACCATTAAAGCTTGCGCCAGCATTGGCACCTGGTGAACTAGCGCCGCCGCCACCGCCGCCTGTACTAAATGTCCCAATTGAGCCAGAACCTCCACTATTTCCCTGCCCAGATACACCGGAACCGCCAGAAAAAGCGGCCGTACCACTAACACCTCCACCCCCTCCAGAGCCGCCGGAACCACCCGTTTGGTTAGAACCAGTTCCACCACGCCCGCCACCTGTTGACGTAATAGACGAAAAAACAGAATCCTGGCCGTTATTAGCTGCCGAACCACCCGCTCCGACCGTGATTGTGTAAGTGCCGGAAGTTAACGCCAAATTGCCAGATCGATACCCGCCAGCCCCTCCGCCACCAACGCCCAAAGTAGCGCCACCACCTCCGCCACCACCTGCAACAACTAGATACTGAACAGTGAAACCGATTGGGGCATTGGCAACGACAAAACTGCCGCTACCGGTGAACGTGTGAACAGTGTCGGCACCAACGGTTGTGACTGTGCCGCCGGTAGCAGAAAAGGGAGGAACTTCGCTAAAGCCGCCTCCCAGCAGCATTTCCTGGTTAGACATCAGGTCAGACCCGTACCAGTAATCACAAACACGTCGGCGGCCACGCATAACACCGTAGCCACACCGTAGTTCGCCAGTGTTCGGTTGCCGGTAGCGGTCGATCCACCAGCTCGAAGCGTGACGCCAGCACCCTGTGTAATGGTTTGATTGCTGGTGGAGTTATTGAAAATCGTGACGTTATCGCCCACCGAAAATACCGAAGCCGGGACAGTCACGCCGCCCGTTGTAATGCTGATGTGTTTGCCTACGTCTGCAGCAACAAGGGTGTAGGCGCCAGTCTGTGCGTTTTGCGGGATGCGGCGAATGTTGCCAGTACCATCCGTGATCACCCCAGACGTGGTGATGGTGCCGGTGGTGTTAATGGCAGTGCTTCCGGCAATTGTGCCGCTGGTAATTGCTCCACCGCTGACCTTGCCAGCAGTGCTGATTGTTGCCAGTTTGGTGTCTACGATTGCTGCGCTAGCGTTAATGTCCGAGTTAGTAATCGAATTGCTCAGCGCCAGCTTGCTATAGGCAATAGCGGCAGATGCGTTGACATCGGCGTTAACAATAGTGCCCGCTAAATTAAGTTTGCTGTACGCAATAGCGGCAGTAGTGCTTACGTCTGCGTTTGTAATTGTGCCAGCAAGATTAAGTTTGCTGTACGCAATAGCAGCGCTAGTTGAAACATCAGCGTTGACAATCGTGCCGGTTAGGCTGAGCTTGCCATAAGCAATGCTGCCGGCCAACATCGTGTTGGTAACCGTGCCGGTATCGCCAGAAGTGATGACCGTGCCAGAAACGTCCGGCAACGTGATCGTGCGATCTGCCGTTGGATCGACGACCGTGAGTGTTGTTTCGCTTGCGTTAGCGGTAGAACCTTCAAAAGTCAGGCTGCCAGCAGTGCCAATCTCAAGGTTGCCGGTTACCGTGCCGCCGGTTTTGTCGAGCTTTTCTGTACCAAGTTCTTCGATTGCGGCTTGAACATTACCTGCACTAATCGTCCCAGCGGGAACAAAAGTAATGTTGCTGGCTTGGCTGGCTCCAACGACCGAAGTAGAAACATCAATCTCTTCCCAGCTTGAGCCATTGGACAAAATCATGTCCGGAGCGGCAAGCGTTTTTTGCGGTGCGTTGCCAGAGGTGATCGTCCCACCAATACTGACAACTAGGTAGTACCGGCTGTTGCTGGGGCTAGCAGCGGGGAGTGCGCCGTTTACAGTTAGACCAAGTGCTGTGCCAGCAGTAGTAACTGAGGCAACCTTGCCGACACCTGATGGCGTACTGGCATCAAACGTACCAGCGTAAATAATCTCACCAGATGTAATGGTTATCGGCTGCCACGCGTTTCCATCCCACAGGTAAAGGTCGCCGTTAATTGAGTCAAAGAAATACTGACCGGCATAGTCGGCAGTCGGGAACTGCACAATCCCCGCAGTGCTGTTAGCGCCGCCAATCTTGGTAATACTGTTATCCGCCAGTTTTGTGCCGGCGATGGACTTGGTGCCAAATACGTTGCCGGACAACGTACCGCTGGTCAGCTTCTCTGCGGGCAGGTCTGGAATATCAGTAGCCAGCAAACTTGCAGCCGCAGTGATATGACCTTGGGCGTCGTAGGTCACCTTAGTGGCAGTGCCACTCGTTACAGCATTGGAGTGGTTGAGCACACCAAAGGCATCTGTGGCTAAACCAGAACCAGGCGAAATGACACCGGGACTACCTGCTAACGCTCTGGGAACATCGGAGCCAAGAATCGTGCGCCCCGCAGTAACAAGACCTTGCGCGTTGTATTGAACAACGTGGTAATTGGTTGATTCCGCTGTAACTGTGTTGTTAATTCGGATAATATCGCTAGAAATTGTAAGGCCGTTGCCATTAACAATGACAGCGCCTTTGGTTGTTGATGTTGCAGTAGGCAGATCTCCACCAGCAATCGCACGCAACGTAACCGCGCCACTAGAGGCTGTAGGGCCAGCAAGAAACTGACCAGCAGCGGTGGAGTTGCTCAGCGCCGCGTTGATTTGCCTTACATCACCAGAAGCGGTGATCGAAAAATTGAACGGCGCTGTATTTGCAACGGATACCGAGTTGACTGAACCTGCAGCCTTAAAAGCAACCCAGCTACTGCCGTTCCAGATTGAGGCTTTATTGGTTGATGTTTCAACGGCAATCTGACCGGCAAACGCACCAGTCAGTGGCAAAGTAGTGTGCAGCGTTGCAGATGAGTTGTCGGCAAGCTTCGATGCTGTAACAGCTTGGCTGGCCAGACGCGCATCATTAATGGCACCGTTGGCAATCGATCCACCCGGGATGGAGCCAGTAGTAAAAAGAATTTTGCCGCTTGGAATAGTCGAGTCGGTCACCAGCGTGACCGCTTTATCCATAAAGTCTGTAGTTGTGATCTTGCGAGTTTCGCTTGCCGAACGATCCGCAACCGCCAGCCAGTCACCCGATGCCAGATCGGCGGAAGCAAGACTCGGAAGCTCACTAATGCGAAGATCGGACACGGCTACTACGTCATTACGGACAGTCTAGCTTTAGTCGTCATCCTCCAAAAGTAGGTATCCACTTTGCTCCAGCAGGATTGGGCTGCCGGATTCCTGTAGCAGTCGGCGTTGTGGTGTTGTGCGCGCCTTAAGGCGGATCGCCCCAGTGGTCACAAAATCAATGGTTGAAACGATGACCTCACCCGGCAAAAAACTGGTGGCACTGTTGGTAACCAGTGCGTCAAACTCCCACCACAAGGAATCGTTGTACTGGTCAGCCGCGATTTGACCGCCGCTGGGACCCGTATCTTGGCTTTTGATATAAAATTTGGCGCCAAAAGCTGAGCCAATCTCGGTGCGCAACACCAGTTGCATTAGGTAATTAACCGGCTCAACATCGCCGATGTTTCCGTAATCCCACTGCGCAGTAAGCCTGCCGCTGCCTGTGATCAATGAGCTGTATTGCTGGCGGTGCTCATCGCTCAATGTCGTTACATCAACTGTTTCGCGGTTAGTGTTTAGCTCGTATTCGGTCACAGACGCCAGCAGACGTCCGCCGCGATCACGAACGGTTACCTCGATTGGAATATCACGGGCAATATCAACGAGCGTTACAGCAAGACCTTTGGTGCCTTCAAGGCTGTCGTCAAAGGTGTTGTAAAGACGGATGCCGCCAAGCTCGTCGATAAAAATGTACCAGTTGCCGCTGCCATAAATTTGCCCATCGCTCCAGCCGTCTGCGCCAATAAAATCAAGATCTGTACCGTCTGTAGTTTTAATTTCGATAAGGTCGCCGGTAATTAAATAGTTTTCGTCAAAGTCAAAGCTGAAACGTTTGCGCGTTGAGTTGACATCAGATGGATTGACAATCGATTGCTTTGCGCCTTCAAGCGACTTGCGCGTCAGTTCGATATTGCCAATGTTGCCAAGGAAGACAGCCATCAGATCGTCACCGCTGTAAGTGCTCCAGTGCCTTGGAAGTTAATCTGCGCTGAACTGACTTCACCTACGGAAGCGCCAAAACTAACACTGGTGATATACGCCGTCATTTCTACGTCGTGGTTTGTATTGCCTTCCACTAAACGCAGGCGCATCGTCACGGTATCGGTCTCCGCCACTCCATCGGTCTTTAAGATTTTCTTCAGTGCAACTGCAGCATCATTGCGGCCAGCACCATCGTTGTAGTACAGCAGTGTTGCGCTACCGTTGAATTCCTGTACACCGGGCACATAGGTGCGCTGGCTATCGCCAAGGCTGGTCGTCTCAAGCGTTTCAAGGTTGCCGGTCATAGACCAGTTCGTTACCTTGATTTGCTCCAAGCCATCAATCAGCAGGCGACCGTCGCGTCCTGTGTAAATCTTGGCCATGTGCCGAGCGATCGCCTCCTACATCCTAGCCTTGTACGCCAATCAGGCGAACACTGACAGTTGATACACCAGGGCGCACGGATTGCTGTTGCGGTGGTTCGCTGTAACGCCAGACCGCACCAGTGTTAGTCAAGTTCAGGTTGTCGGCACCTGCAGTCCAGCCGGAAAACGTCTCAGCTGTTGATGGAATGCTGAACGTCTGGTACGTGCCTTGGACTTCGTAATAGTGAGTCAGAAAATCATTTGCTTCCGAATCGGTGATGTTGGTATAGGTCAGATCCAGTGTCATATTTGTAGGACGGCTGCCATACAAAATCCGTACCTCAGCCCCGTTGTTGGAGTTGTAAGTTTTGACCGGATAGTTACCGGGGCTGTATTGGCGAGATGCTGGTTTTAAGGAACTCGGGAAGGCCATGATCAGGAGTCGTATAGGAAGCGGTCGGCAGTGATTACGTCCAAAGCAACCTGCGAGGCGTTGCCCTCAACAGGCGTGTGGCTGGCCGAAATGCTGACCAAGCCGTCCTCATCCAAGGTCAGTTCCTCAATCATGTACACATTCTGATTGATGGTTGTATCGGTGTAGGTATAAACCATGCCCCAGTTGGCGGTATCTGTCGCCTTGCCTCCAGCAATCGTCAGGCTGATCGTTTCCACTTCGTTTCCGCCGGGGCGATAGGCAAACACGGTGTAAGTGCCATCCGCCAATGGGTCAGCCGATAGGACTGCACCGTTTTCAGAGCTGATGACACCGTTGCGTGATGCGGTGTACGGCGCCACTTGCGTGACAACTTTGATGTAGTCACCTGGGGCAAGCTGCAACCCGTAGGGGTTTGTTTTGAAGCGCACCACGTGATCGACGCGGCGACGGATGCTCAGTAGGTAACGGGCAACCTTGAGTGCTTGCTCACGATGGGTACAGAACAACGACAGATCGATTGCTTCTTGCGGGTATGCCCTGGAGGCGCTTTCGTTCCAGCGGACGGAGACTGTTCGGATTGTTGGAAATGCGTTCTTTTGTGTTTGCCGGTAGCTGACGACAGCGCGAAAATCACGCCGCTGATCTTTGTCTAGATACTCAACTTCAAAGGTGTCATCGATGATGTTGCCGTCGGTAAATAGCGCTGACACCTGCAGGGCGTCCGGGTCAATCGCTCCAGCGTTGTTGTAGGGGATGGCAGGAACAATCGTAAATTTGCCATTTTTGATAACAAACGAGCACAAGTTATAGGGTGCCAGCTCGGTTACGAAGTCCTTGAAATTACGGTTGGTGTCGATGGCGCCATCAAAGTAAATATCGTTTGCCTTGAGAAAAGCAGCCGTGGTTGTAAAACCTGTGTTGTCGATCAGATCCGGATTTACAACATCGCCGAGACCGGCGCGTCTGTCGGTTAGTAGGTAATAAACAAGATCGCAGAACAGGTTGCTGGGGCCAGTGCTGCCATCAAACCAGTTGTAGCAATCGACTCCCTTAGGCATCCAAATGTTGAGCTGTTCCACGCTGCGAACTGATTTGTCCGAACGGATAACAAGCCCCACAGTGGTGCAGGCGTCGTAGTTTGGTGTGTATTCATCGTCGGCGTCGTTTATGTTCGCAATCGATTCGTTGACATAAACCACTTCGTGTTCGGGGCCGTCGAAGTGCGACTTGGTTAGCTCGTCGTAGTGGCTTACGTCTGCAATCTGCGAGAAACGTTCGAATGTGCGCTCGTCTTGCGAAGGAACAACTGAGGTAGATGTACCAACGCCTGTTACTTGAAAATCAATTCTGAACTGCGTATGCCCGCCGTAATTTGCCCATACATTCCCGCTGGTAACACTAACGTTGTGAGAAAAATTTTCACTAACGCTCCACGTTCCAGTTGCGGGCACAGCAATAGACAAAGCCCAAGCCACACTGTTTTGATCCCACATGGCAGTTGTGCCGTAACGGGCTTCGTATGCGGGATCGGTGTTGGTGCGCTTTGTGGCGCCAAAAACAATAGTAATTTTTGAGCCATCGGCCTTTGTAATTGTTACCCGCTGATTAACTCGGGTGCCGTCTGCATAATTACCAGGATTGCCGAGAACTTCGTAGGCGTATCCACCTTGCTGACCTTGGCCACTGCCGTTGCCGTTGTAATAGCTAATGATGCCAATTGCATTCGGCAATGATTCAGTCACTGTGGTGTAACCGTCCGTGGCGCCGGTCACCATCTCTTTGTTATTGAAATATTCTCCGGCTAAAACTTCTTCGCCAGAGCAGGTAAGTTGAATTGTTCCATACGTGGTGGGATAAGCGTTGCTGAATCCCGAGGAATAACCCGTGCCCGTTAGTCTTCCGGTAAGGCGCACCCAGCGGCCGGTAGGTTGTGTGTATTTTGCAAGCAGCGCACCTGGGCGTGGTACGAAACGGTATTCCATCTGCCTGCCGCCGGTATCACCTTGAGGCTTAAGTCGAATGAAGTTGTACTGATCAATTGGGCGACTTCCCGTTACAACAAACTGCTCTTCAATGCGTGACCACGGGTAAGGCGTGCCATCTGTTTGAGGGTCAGCAGGACGAACTTCAACAGCAAAGGCACTGGATCGCGCCATGTATTTATCCAGTGTTCCGTTAGTCAGGTTGGTGTCGTCGTTATCAAACTCCAGCAGCTTGGGTGCGCGCGGCACGTTCTGAAAGTTGCACAGACCGCTGGCGCGATTCCACACAACGCTCCTAATTCCGATTTCCGTTGCATCTACAGGGCGGGTGTTGCGGATGCTTGCAATAGCGACTTGCGTAACTGGCCAAAACGATGGTCCGCAATAACCATCATCAGGATTGTTTGGTGTAATCTCGGCATTTTGACCGCCACCTCTACTGGTCAAAGTGTTTCTGACTACGGCAAGATCGCCGGCAATACCAATCGTGTGCTGCGTTCCAACAGTTTCAGTGCAGCGCAAAGTTACGCGAACATCTTGCTTTCGCGGCACATATATTTCTGTAGTGCGGCTTTCTACTTTGAACAAGCAGTTGCCGATCATGATCTGCGTGCCAATCTGCAAAACGCTGTCGGCAGCTTCGCGAGCGGTATGTAGTGCGTTATTAACATCTGCCATATCTACGCCAGACGCGGCTTCAATCCTTAGATCTGCGCGCTGAAAATTACGGCTGTCAATGTAAAACTCAACGGTGTCGTTTACAGCGCATATCACTTCCGTTGGCACGGTCGGTCGTACGCCGTTGTGCGCCACCAGTCCCATGCACGGGCTGTAACCAGCACCAACGCCAGGCATACCAGCATCACCGGCGGCAGCCTGTGGTCCAGCTACTTTCTTGCGTTCCTCCCTGATGCGACCTGAGGGATCTCCCGAAACCTTGGGCCGACTGATCACACGCCAGTTCAGGCGAAATGCAGTGCCGTTTTTGATTGGGTTGAACAGACCAAACGCGGTTGCATTGGATGGTTTGTAGGTCTGGCAAAAGCCAGGGCTATCAGGTCCGAATGATGTGGGGCACGTGAAAACATCGTTAAACGAAACAGGATCGCCAGATGATGCAGTGCCCTTGCTGCCGTACAGCAGATTGTTTGCGTAAATGCGGCCAGAAATGTCGCCAGAGGCAGTAATGCCAGGTTTGTAATAAAAGGCGTAACGGCTGGGGTCCAGCAAGTCCAGACCGTTGTTGCCGATAAAAATGCCGGATAGGTCGGGGCGTTTTTGGCCAGAGCCGATGGTTTCGCCCAGTACATACATCAGACGCAATGCCTGGTGCGTGCCGTAGCTCATGGTGCGTGACCACACCAGTTGCGGCTGCGCCATGATGCCGCCGGTTACGCCAAAGCCGTGCTCTTGATATTCGCCAAACAAGATGGCGAGACGGCTGCCGTATTCGGCTAATTCTTGCACCCCATCAAAACCGACCGTAGCGTTGAAGCGTTGCCGACCACGTTGGCTGCCCAGTGTGCGCTGGCGGATGTTGGTTTGTTCTGGTGTTTGCGGCTTTGGCGCCAGCAAGTAGGAGATGCCGGTGCTTACTAAACCAATGGCAAGGCTGACAAGCGCTGGTATTAATGCAGGTCCATTTTGAATATCAGGAACCAGTGCGTATTCAGCCGGTCGCTCATTTGTTTTCTTCTGTACTTCACTAACAAAATATCGGTACTCGTCTTCGCTGCAGCCCAGAAATTCAATTAACTGCCTTTCGTACGGAAGCAGGGGCAGGCGACGCAATTCCACAGCGGAGTCCATTGCACCTGTTGGCTCAATTCCCCGATGTTCAGAATCCCGTTGTCCCATACAACCCCAAAAGCCTTGTGCTCTGTAGGTAGCAACAGCACGTCACCATCATAGGTTGGCTCCGCAACCCGCCTGCCCCAACGCAATAGGTCGCGTGCAATTGCGGTTCGTGTTGCTGTGTACCACGCTGGATTGAACGGCGGCGTAGCAATATCTAGCTGGGCCAATACTGTGTAAACCAGATTGATGCAGTCAATTGTGCCGTCGCTACCGTCCCCACCTAACCGGTAGGGCATTCCAACCAAATCAAAACAGGAGCGAACCACTGATCGGAATGCTGCCCACAAGTTTTTGCTGCAGTGTTCGCTTGGAAATATCTCCACCGACAGCATCCAGCACGCTGTTCAGCCGAAAAACCACATTGTCCTGCCGCCAGCCGCCGCTAGCAACTTGCCCCACGTATTCGTGCAGTGTGGTCTGATTTGAAGCCGGGTTGGTTGAGTCTGAAATGATCCGCACGGATACGGTGGCGATCCAGTCGTTGCGAATGGCCTCATCCGCCCAAGACCTGGCAATTGCGTTATTCGGGAAAACCAAGCTGGCATCAACGTTGTCGCCGCTGCGGTTGACGGTGATCCCGCTAAAGCCGAATGGCAAAAACTGGTGGTCGTTGACCGTCTGACCGATCCAGAAGTTTTGGAATTTAAGTTCGGCGCCAGTGTCTTTTTTGAGCGTCAGATAATGCCCCAGTGCAATATCCATTAGATGCCGACCCTCCGGCGAGTGGAGTTGCTCATCTGAAGCTTACGCAATGCACGGGTTTCGCCTTGTGCAGCACCCTGTTGCGCCGCTTGCGCCATGCCGGCTTGGAACTGATCGGCGGTCACGTAATCCACGGAGTTGATGCGCTCCACGGTGTAGCGAACGTCGATAGGGGCTGCAGTCATTGTGGCCCCCATGGTGGCACCATCGCCAGAGCCGGATGGGATGACGCCGGAACCACGAGCGCCGGCAGAGTAGCGACTCATGGCACCACGCATTTTGCTGGCGGGGATGACGTATTCCGGTTCGCCACCTTCGCCGATAAGGGCGCGGGTAGGACCGGTGACAAAGCCGCCTTCTGCAAAAGCTCCGCCTTGGAAAATAGGTCCGGAAGATAAAGCTCCAGTGCCTTCCAAGCCGGGAAGACTCATTGCACCGACGCTGAAGGGGTTAAGAAACTTACTAAATAGTCCTTGAAGGATTGAAATAGCTTGCAGTTTTAATGCTTCGCCGGCGATGGTGGCTGCCATGTCGATGAAATACTGGCCGACGCTTTTAAAGAAATTGCTTAATCCCTCGCGGGCTGTGACTGCACCGGATGCAATACCGCTAAAGGAATCAGCAAAAGCATCCCCAATCGCCGTCGCTGCACCGATGATGCGGTTTGCTGGGTCAATAAGTTCGTTGATGTTTTCATTGATGTTTTTCACGGCATCGGGCAAACTCATATCAAAAATATCGCGCAAGCCGGTGTCATCCCATTGGACACCACCGCGTAAATCGTCAAGGGTATTTGTAATAATTTCTGAAATGTCTCTGGCTAACTCACGTAGTTCGTCATCCCGAACCAGCTGTGCGTCTTTAAGACGTACAATTTGTTGAGCACGGATTGCAGCTTTTTCTGATTCGTAGTTTGCGTCACGAAGCGCTTTATTTGTATCACGGTTAATATCGTAAACCTTTTGATCGTATTCAAGACGTATGGCTAGTTCTTTATTTCCTTCAAACAAAGCGTCTCGTATACCATCTTGTGTGGTGGATATAAGCTTCATTGCGTTTAAGTCATCCAAAAGATCAGCAGTACGATCTTCTGGTGGCTTGGGACCTTTTGCTCCGCTAGTGCCACCGGATGAAAACTGGCTAGGTGCTCTAAAACCTGTAAGCGGCAGTCGTGTCAGCCGTTCAGGCACAGGCGGCCCAAATTGCTGGGGTCTATTACGACCAGCACCGCGTATCTTGTCAATTAAAAACCCTACCGGGTTAAGTACAGCAAGAGCATTTTTAGCAAACTGAATAATACCGCTATCAAGGGCAGGTAGGTTTTGGGCCGCTCCGATAATTCCATACTGGATCTCGATAAATTTAGCGGCTACGCCATCGAGAGCTGATCCCGCAATACGAGCAATTTCACCTAGACCTAAAATAAATTCTGTTGTTCCTCTAATAAGTTCATTAAACATTGCTGTAAATGCTGCTTGAATACGCGCAGCTACTTGTTGCAGTTCACTACCAGTAGACGTAAACGATCCAGTGGCAGTTTGCGCTGCTTGTACAGCTGCTTGAGTGATCTGGTCGTAAGCTCTTTGGAAAACGTTTTGTTGTTTAGTTGCAGCCTGTTCGCTGTTGTTGCCCAGTTCGACAAGCGTGTCGATAAGCGTTTGGACGGAGATGTCTCCGTCTTTAGCCATTTCAAGGATGGTGTCTCTACTTACTTTGTACTTATCGGCTAAGGCTTGCTGGACATTGATACCTTGACTTGTTAGCTGATTAAGGGTTGCTTGAGTTACTTTGCCTGATTCCAGTGCGGATGTAATTGCGTTGCCTGTCTTTTCAAAAGAGCCGCCGTACAGTTCGGTAAGGCGTGTTACAAGTTGGATAGCCTTTGCTTGATCTTCTATTTCTAGTCCGACACCCCGAATGTTTTGGATGACGGCAGTGAATTTTTCGACGTCGGTATTAGCGACTTTGAACGCGGCAGAAAGTTGCTTGGTTTGCTCTGCGGAGAATCCAATATCGTCTGCAAGTTGTTTTACAGCCTGACCGCGACTGGCAATATCGCCAAGTAGGGTGCCGACGAGCGATCCTGCAAAACCACCTACGCCGCCGAAAGCTCCGCCAGCTAGACCGCCGATAGCGCCACCAATAGCTGCGCCTCCGCCTTGCCCAAACAGTAGGGGGAATGCACCACCGATAAGAGCGTTGCCGACAGCGCCACTGGCGCGGCCTCTAAGTGTTTGACCGAGGGCTGAAGCGGCTGTGCCACGTCCTAGGCTTCCGTACTGACTTAGGGGTATCGGGCCGCTTACGGGAAAAGCCCCAGCAGCTCCCATACCCTGCCCAGGTAGGCGATTTGTTCGTCGACCTAAAATACCTAGCTCAATTTGACGTTGTTCTTCTGCGCTTTGTTTTTCTAAAAAACGTACTCCACGAGCTCGCTCTCCATTAAGAGCTTGTTCAATACGAAGATTACTTTCATTGAGTTTTACGTTGTTATTTAAAATTTGCAGTCCGCGTTCTTGGAACGCTGGAAGCATCAAACCGCTGGTGGTTTGACCTGCAGCAAACTTAGCAGCGTTTACACCTTTAGCTGTTGCTGCAGCTATAGCGCCACGGGCTTGTAATTCTTCATTAGCTAGACGGGCTGATCTCTGCTCTAATTGCAGTAGTGCTTCTTGCAGATCTTTTTCTTCCTGTCGTGCGCGAATAGTTCGCCGAATACGTTCTTCTACAGGAGATTTTTGTCCGACAAGCGAACCAACAGGGGAAGCGGGGCCAGGACCGATTGGTCCTGCATACTGAGTTGTTTCACGAATGCCGGAACCTGCTAAACGTGCTCGCCGCTCTTGATCCGCTATGTTTTTGAGTAATGCTGCTCTTTCACGCAACCCATCGTTAAGTGCTGATGTAGCTCGAACGTATTTAGTAGCCGCAGTAGTTGCTTCCTCTGTACCTAAAGCAGCTTTACTAAATGCTGCACCTGCGTCTGCTACTACACTTCGTAAATTATTGATACTACGAACAACGCCTCCATCACCTATATTCTCTAAGTAATTATTTAGTTGATTTACAAGTTTTGAAGTAGCTGATACTTCGTTCTGTAGACGCTTTAGTTCTTGTGCGCCGCGAACCGCAATTTCAATATCGGCTCTGTAAGCCACGGCGCTACGTCACACTCTGGTACTTCAGTTTACGGTGTAAAAAAGCCGCCGGGTTAGCGGCGGCGTTTGGCCTTTTCCAGTTCCTTCTGCTGGTCTTCGTTCAGGATTTGGAAGTAGGCGCTCCAGCCGAGCAGCTCCTCGGCGGTCATGGTGGCGCGAACTACACTAAGGGACATGCCCAGCTCTTTGGCTACTCCGAATTGGAGCATGAGCCAGTTGTCCTTACGCAGTTCGGCGCTCAGGATTTTGGGTCGATTGGCTCGGCGTCGTCGGTCAGGATCGCCAGCATCAAAGCTTGGAGGTCTTTGTCCTTCACTTCGTTCTTCAGCACATCCACTTCGCCAACGCTGAACAGTTTGGAGCCGGATTCGTCGAGTGCTTTGGCAATCAGCAGTTGCAGTGCGAAGGCGTTGGCGTCGTCGGACTTGGCTTGCTTTTGGGCGCGTTCGCGCTCGGCCATTGTCAACGGGGCCACCCACATTTCAAATTTGGTGCCGTCAGAGAGTTCGACTACTTTTTTAGCCGGCTCCAAGTTGGCTGCTTTACGCAGGCGATCAATAGCGCGGACTGGAATTGAGGCAGGCATAAAATCCTGTTGGTTTGGGTCTACTGTAGCGGACTAGACATAAAAAACCCCGGCTTGGAGGCCGGGGCTGCTGAACTGGCTACTCCAGAAGAGTATCAGGACTTAGCCCAGTCAAAAGTGGGGGTTGCGGCAGGGCGGAAGTTGACGGTCACCGATTGGGCGTCGTCAGGGTTGATGTTCAGGCTGGCGGAAGTCAGCACAGCATCAAAGCTGATCGAACGGCTCAGGGTCTCGCTCAGGGTGCCACCGCTGAAAACGCGGTCGGTGTAAAGCTTGAAGGCGGCGCCGTTTTGCTGGCGTTGCAGCACGTCTTCGATCATCCGGTTGGACAGGGCAGCGTCTTCGTCGGTCATGTAGACGGTGGCGGTGCCGGTGCCATCGCCGAAGCCGCTGATATAGCTGCGGAAGGGCACGTACTGACCAGGGGTTTGACCGATGGTGGTGACGTCGATTTCAGCGCGGCTGATCTCGAAGCTCCAGTCGCGCACTTGGCCAACAACGGCGAAGTCAGCGTAGTAAACCTCGAATGCGTTAGGTGCAACAGCCGTGCCATCGTCGGTGATGGCCAGAATGGTGCCACCAGCAGAAGTCGAAACTGTCAGTGCGCCAGTGGCGGCGTTGTAGGACAGCACGTAGTAAGTCGTGGCTGCACTGATTGGAGCGGGCAGGGTGCCGGTACCGGCTTCGCCGGTTTGGATGTTCACCACGCGGAACTTCACCGGATCACCGACTTTGAAGTTCAGGAAAGGGGCGACGGTGATTACGTCGGTGGTGGCGTTGACGCCAGTTTCACCAAAAGTGGCGCTGGTACCGGCGGGTTTGTAGTAAAGAGCGCCGGACGTGCCGGACAGAACGGTGGCGGCCATAGGGCGTACCTAGTGAACGTTGTTGGGCGGGCACTGCCCGGCTTAATACAGGTTAGCGCCTGTCGTTAAGCATTACCTACGACAACACAGTTGCGACGTAGGAGGTGTCAATCCGTCCCACAAAATGCGGTGCTTCTTCTGTTGCTGAAAATGTAGGCCCGTTTATCTCTCCTACGCGAAAAAATACACCGCTGTTTGTTTTTGCAGTGTTGTTTAGTGTTTCCAGTACACCGACGGCAGTGGTCAGAAGAGTTTGGTTGCGGGCTGGGCCTTTGCCTTTTTCCGTAAAAATGCGGATAACAATTGCGCCACGGGCGTTGTCAACGCTGCTGGTAAGCGTGGGCTCGTTGGTAATGCCGAAAGTAACATTGACGCGGACGTACTCCGTTGTTGTATTAGGCGGGACTGCTGTGATGTTGTCGAAGTAAACCGGCACTGCTGGCGCCAGTGCACCAAACGCTGTAAGCAGCGGATTTTCGACAGCGGCGCGGATTGCTTGGTAGTTCATGAAAATCTCCGTGCCATGGCGGAATCCATCTCTAGCTGCACGGCTCGTCCCAGATTAGAACTGGCGTACGTAGCAAACCAGTCAAGCGGTGCTGTGCGGCTGGAGTTAGATCCTTCACTACCTCCACCCGTCTGACCACGGTAAGAAACTTGAGAACGAGGGCCGTTTAGTTCCCACTTTTGGCGACCCAACGCTGTTTGAGGCTCTGGAGTTAAACGGCGTGCGTAATATTGGCGGTCATGTTGTACTGCATCAATAGCTTCTAATGCGTGAGGAGCAAAATTAGTGATCCGAAAAACTACGCTGTCCTTACTAAGGATGCTTTTTGTTACTTGGGTACCCGTTAAAGGAGGTGTAATCAAAGGACGGGGTTCGCCGGGCTGCCCTGTACCGCGTACGGTTGTTGTCGGTGTTTGAATTTCCCAAGAATTAGAAAATTCGCCGGTCCAACTTGGGCCGGCTTGCTGCATTTCACGCACCACCCTTTCGGCAACGCGCTTGGGCCCGTTATAAACCGTTGTCGCGGCTACGCGGTCAAGTTCTTGTAGTAAATTCACGCCTCCCTGCCAAAAACCTTTCCGCGCCATTACTGGGGCCTCGCGATTAGAGAGTGGTAAACCGGGTTATCGCCGCGATAGGTGGTAATGGCGATAATCTTGGCTTCGCGGATTGCTCCAGCCTGTGGGTAACGGATGCGGTCGGCCTCGGTTGGGTAATACGTGTCAAGCTCGCTAACACCGATGATGACTTTGAGGTCAGTCGTTTGATACAGACCTTCAGATTCACGGGGGCTGACGCGGGTGATTACGGCTTTGACCGTGACGGTCGTGTCAGCACCAGTGACGTCGCCGGTGGTTGGGTCGTAGGTGCGGGGTGTTGCGGTTTTGATATACGTGATGTTTTGGCCCCAGTCCGCAAGAAGCGACGTGGGGATTGGTGCAAAAGTAGTGTCGATCAGGCCCATATCAACCTCGGCGCAGGCGGACTGCGTAGTTGGTGGCGCCGCCCATGCAATAGGGACCGAGGTAAGTCTGTAGCCAGGGGTAAAGGTCAAATACGTTGTTGACCATGCCAGGCGTGGTTGAGCTGGCTTTGTATTTGACCTTTAGTTCGCCCAGTTCCACCTGGTCGTAGAGGCCGGTGGTGCCGGTGCTGCCTGTGATGGCATCGGTGTCGTTGGCGAAGGCCCGCGCCAGTTCGTAGACCGCGACCTTAATGTCGGTCGGAATCAACGAGCAGACCAGTTCTAGGCCGTCGACTTCGTAGTTTTCGCGGGGCCACTTCAGCGCCTGCGTGGTGGTGCATCGGTCGCCGTAAAAACTAAGGGCGTCGATCCAGCGAGTGGCGCTGATCAGGGCGCGGTTTTTCTGGTCGGTGGTCTTGCTTGTCCAAGTGGAAGAGTCTGGGACGGTCTCGAAATAGGCGTCGGCATCTGCAAGCGTCACATACGAGTTGGCCGAAGCCCCGCTCACAGTGGCGTCAATTGCAGCAGCCACAATTAGTACATCCTTTGTT